GGGGCCATAAAAGGATTGTACGTTATCTCTTCAACTTTCCGGTGCGTAGGACCCAAAATTCCCTAGCGAGGCACCCTGTCACGCCTAAAGACGGTCATCGTGTGGACTCGTAATTCAGCATCGCTTCAACACCATGTGATCGCCAGGAAAGAACCACCAATCCCAGTTACATATCACCCATGGCGCAAGGTACCTGTCTCACTCATCACGAAGTTCAACACCTTGGCTACGATAGTCTACCCAGGTGTAGTCCCATTCAAACGGAACTGTTCGACATTCGGTTGTTTCCAAGTCCCAGTTTGCTAACAGCTGTTCTATGCTGAGTTGGTCTGATGTTGTTACCCCGAACGTTTGCTCGAATTCATATCTAGCGCGTCTTGTTATTTCGCGCGCGCGTGAAGCTTGTGCGTAGCTTTCTATCTTAGTTACATCGGCTCCTACCTCTGTTCTCAATCTATACATGTATCCACTTTCCATATTCTTGAAGTTAGCAACCTTCCCACGGCTCATCCTAATGAGCGCGAGTGCATACTCCTGAATTATGGGGATACCAGCCGACAAAGCTAGCTCGCACGCACCAACCAGTCCCATCATCGGTCTAACTAGGTCTGGATCATTCCAATGTTTGGTGCCACAACACGCATGGGACAAGACTTTCTTCCAGTCACGGACGAAAATAAACTCGTTCCCGTTAAATGTAAGTTTAGACTGGCAGAAAACAATATCGCTAAGTTCACGTGCGATATTTTCCATTTTCAGTTCTTGCCCATATTTCAAGAATTCAGCTTGCAGACCATTACTGACCTTGTCAAACTCTTCCTCTTCCACGATGACAAGCAAATCGTCACCATCATCGAGAATTTCGTAGTTTCTAATCTTTAGTGAACGCATTGCGGTTCGGATCATGATCACAGCTAAGAGGCAGTTGCCTAGCGCAGTATTAATGTCGCCAGACATACGGCCCCCCTTCACTCTGTACTTACAACCGTTCTTCGTTACACAACGGTTGCTAACTTGCCATTCTAACAACTGCGCAAATTCCGGATGACCTGGAACCAAACGCTTATAAAATTCGTGCTCGACGCGGAGTACACCCTCACTTACGTGCTGGTCCCACCGCGAACAGTCCACACTAAAGCAGACTGGCTTTCTAAACAACGACATTTTATCAATAATGAGGCTAGCACGGTCTTTTTGATTTAATCCTTTCGCTACCTCCCTTAACCCTGATCTTCCTTTCAGGTTATAAATGACATGTTCAATTGGTCTTAAGTACTGAGCTACAACAAGATTGTACCGAGGTGATCTAGATTGTATCATCCGTGGATCCGGGTTAACCTTCGCCTCCGGGTTTAACTTCTCCCCTTTGACGAAAGCCTTAATGTAGGCATCTTTCTCCCACACACTACCGGTCTTTAACGATTCATAAGCGCGCTCGTATATGCGCTTCCTCGCTCCACTAAACGATTCGACCACTCTTTCCAGCGACCATGGTTCAAGGCACCTCCCCCCAGCCATCCGAATGGCCGTTTTCCTCAGGTCACGAAGACCTTCATCTGTGGGAAGTGGCACCTTGCCAAGGACTCGATTACTCGCTGAAACAATCTCGTTACACACGCAATCACTATGCACAAATGGCGTCCACAGACCACGAATTTCTGGTATTATCCGAATCAGGTGGCGTTTTGTATTATGCTCCCAACAGTGCGGTAGACGTATGCACCCGTGGCCTGCAGCGACCTCCTTTAACTCCTTAGGATACGCGCAGACACCGGGTACCCGCACGGGGCCCCTCTAACGACGAGTCGGTAGGTGCCACGCCGAGCGCCACAGCGCTAAGGCGTCAGCTCCGTACCTCCTCTTCAAGACGTAAGCTCCAGTCGCGACGGTGGTCATCGCGGTGGCCACACCAACCACCGTTGATATGGTCTTCTTCACACTCCGCAGCCGCTGGAGTTGGCCGTATCCGATCAGAGCACCACCTAAGATAGCGCCTGCTCCTAACGTCCACTTCCACGCTGGACCGACATTTTTCGTAATATCGACCATTTCCGTAACAGCGGCATTGTTGATGGCAATTAACCGCATCGCGTGTGGATCTCCAAATGTACCGGCCGATGTGCTATTCTCCAAATCGGACGGAACTAAAGCACGCTTACAGACTGCTGCGAGAAGCGCTGGATGTAGCGATTCGTCCTGATAAAGCCCCAGATCATCGTGGTGTAGCGCCAACCAAGCCGAAGCACGGTTGCGCATCTTGGCCAGCGACTCCTCGTCGCGAACGTCCCACGCTGCGTATTTAAACAAGCTAGCATAAAGGCATCCCGGTACGTTCTCCCGAATGCGTTTTCGATAATCGCTGATATCTGCATCAGCTCCTCGGGTGTTACTTGTTGTAACTGCCAGCTTGAGATCTGAGCCTGAAATGCGTCCGCTGCCACCCTCGTCTCCTCCAATGTTAGTGGTGGTGGTGGCTGTGGTATTAGACGCATTTGACGTCGTTGGTTCCGTTGTTGTTGTTGTCGTTGAGAGCGCGGCTGATATCGCCGCCGCTGTGGCTTCGCACGCTCTGTTATCCGCGTGCTGATTTGGTGTTCCTCTCGACCCTCGTTTCGTTGGTGTGGGTTTCCAAGTCCCACTGACGACGAGCGCTTCCTCTGCAGCCTCTTCGCCTGCACCATCTCTATCCTCCGATGGTGCATCCCCAATGATAATTGCACCCTTACGCCTGAGGAATTCAACCACATTCTTATTGTGGATGCCGGATACGTACAAGCATCCTTCGGGCTTATCGGGGTGGGGCTCCGAACCGAGGAGTACGCATAATCTCTTATCGCGCAGAGCCTGGTCCGCTCTTCGATCTGTGACATGCTTGGTTAAAAACTGTTGTTCAGTACAAGTCATATTTTGATCGCTGGAACGCCGACGTGACCACCAGTGGTTAGCTGATGGGGTAAGTTCG